CTGGGCTCCCAAGTGAACGAGAACCATTGACTTTCCGGCACCTGTGGGGGCAATAACAACGCCAAGTTCTGCCTTACCAAGACCACCCTTACAAATTTCATCAATCTCCTTCCACCCTGTTGTAATCGGGTTTCGGGCCTTGATCTCAAAGCGCTTCTCAAAGTCTTTTACATAATCGTAGCCATGATCAGAATAGTCGCCCAACTTGATTGCATCGTTGATGATCTTGGAGATCTCGTCAAACGAAGAGCGTTCAAGTAGTTTGACTGACTTGATCATTGCTTCCTTCAACTTTTGCTTTCGGCAAAAGTCAAGTGCTGTCTTCTTTACATACTCGGAACCGCTAACGACGGAATCGTGAATGCGAGCAAAGTAGTTTCTCAACTGCTGCTGGGTTGCTGCGTTCTCGTCCTCGATCTCGGCACGAATAATAGAAATCATGATCTTATAAGTCGGGTGAACATTATACTTCTCCCGGTACTCAAAGATCTTACGAATAAAGACACGGAGGTAGTGAAGTTCCAAAAAGTTAATATCTAGAACTTCCATGATCTGGTCGGCAAAAGGACGATCCAGCAAGATCATCTGGCATAGAGTTTCTTGAAAATCCTTGCCAAATTTGCTGAAACTCGGCTTCTGCTTCTTCTCCAAATCACTGTCCCCCGTCTTTTGAATGTAGCCCACCTTGGGTCGCCTGTCAAGCACTTTGCTTACTCTTCTCGATCATGCCACGGAACATCGTGAACAGTTCCGTCCAATTGTAAGAGCCAAAGCCATGACTGACCGATGCCTTCTTGAGACCTGTTGCATTTAGTTCAAGCAAGAAGTTTTCAAGAGCATGGTTGATCTTATGACGACCCTGCACCGAAATGCTGGGTGGTGTCAAGTTCATGACCTTGTAATTAGTCTCCACTGTGTCCCAGCCTTCGACAACATTGGAATAAAACTTGACCTTTTCGTTAGTGTCTTCGCAGAACCGCCTTACATCGGAAAGCGTGTGCATCTTGTCTTCGCAAAGAAACGCGAGGCGCTTGGAAATGGTCTTTAGACCTGCGCCCTGGATGCCGACGAGGTTGTCGGACTTGTCGCCGGCAATAGCACGAGCGATGACAAAATTCTCTGGGGAGATGCCATACTCGTCAATGACCGTCTTCTTTGTCCAAGCCTTCTTTTGAATAGGTCGGTAAAGGACAGTCTCGTTGTCCAAGAGTTGCAGGAAGTCCTTGTCGGAGGACACAATAACCTTTTGCCAACCCTTGTAGCGAGGAGACTGGACGACAGCAGCAATAATGTCGTCTGCCTCGACCTTATCAAGCACAAGCTGGATGATCGGCATTTCGTTTAGCATTTCCATAAGGATCTGCTGCTGCCAGATCATATTTTCCTTCTGGGACTGCTCTGACATACCTTCGATCTCGTAGTTCTTACGGAGAGGCTTGCGGCCCTGCTTGTACTCCTTGACGGTCTGACGACGCTTTTGTGAGCCACCAGCACCATCCCAAGCAATAATAACTTGGTCTGGATTTGCTTCTCGCATGATCTTCTTCATGGAGTTTAGAAAACCAACGGCACCACCAACAGGGTTGCCATTAGTAGAGATCATCCCATTTACAATGTAGTTTCGGATGAACATATTCAGTGCATCAATTACCACGACTCGATTCATTTTGCCCCCAAAGTCTGTTTATAGTTTATAACACTCGATCGTCTGGTCGTCAATGGAGTAGAACACCCTCTTGACACCAACATGACGAAGAACCTCTTCACACATGGGACAAGGCTTGGAAAGAAGAAGAGAACCCTGCTTGCTGATCCTGACAACATAAATGTCTGACCCTCGGGTTTTGTCTCTCGCAACGCCAAGAATGGCACCAAGTTCAGCGTGGTGGGTTGCGTGTCCGCAACCATGAGCCCGAAAGCGTTGTGCCCACCTCTGAACCTTGTTTTGGTTTGCCGACCAGTTTAGGACGCTTCCGCCCTTTACCAAAATGGCTCCGTGCCTGTGTAGCGAATAGGTAGAACCCTCCGCAAGACGACGAGCCAGGTCAACATAGCGCCTATGGCGTCCCTTGATCTTCATACAAGAATGCCCCAACACTCTTATAGTAGCGTGTTGGGGCATCAAAGTCAAGCGGAATGTTTTATCATTCTTCGCCGTCTATATCGTAAAACTCCTTGGCGTCGACTGCCTTGTTGTCAAAGCGGAGAATGACTTCTTCTTCCATAAGCTTGAAAACTCTTTCTCGGAATGTGTCGTTCTGCAACTTTTCCAACCAGTTAGCGGACTGGAACTTTTCTGTTTTTCCATCTTCGTAATGCAAAGTCCACCAAGCGCCTGCATTCGTGAGGTGCTTGGAGCTTTTAATAGCTTCAAGCCACGACTCTTCGTCTTGGATTTTAACATCATCCCCAGCCCAAAGGATCTTGAATGTGCATTCTCGACCATCTGAACCGAAACGGGACTTCTTAATCTTTGCCTTTACCTCTGTGCCAACCCGGAAACCCTTGTCATCATAAATGTAGCTTGACTTGCCCTTACGAGCAGTTAGCCAGATGCGAAGAGAATAGGCATAAATGGCTGCCTTGCCGCCTGGGGTGAAATATGGCTCCAACCTTGCTTCCGCAATGTTTGAGGTAATGTTCGTCTTCAACTGGTTTAGAATAAGAAGCGTGGACTGCGAATTCGCAATAGGAACGGTTAGCTTTGCGAAACCCTTTGACAAGATGCGTGGCTTGACAGCCATGCTTGAAAGCGGGTTAAAGTCGCCTTCAATGTCGGTGGTAGAAGGCGTCATAGCAAGGGAGTCCCAAATAAACAGCATTCGGTTCTCGTTTCCTGCTAGGAGTTCTTCAATAGTTTCCAAAACAAACTCAACTGACGATGCTTGAATGTAAAGTAGATCATCTACATTACAGCCGGCGTTTGTCAGAAAGTCAGGGTCAATAGCTGACTCTGAATCAAAATAGACGACATCAATGCCCATCTTCTGGGCGTTGCCTGCGATCTGGGCAGCCATGTAAGACTTACCAGAGGCAGAAAGACCAGCGATCTCCGAGATCTTTCCTACTGGAATGCCGGCGTACTTTCCACGACAAATGATGGAGTTTAGCCAGCGGGAACCAGTTGGGATCCACTCGGTAACCTCTGTCGGGTTTGTCCCTGACAGATCGTGGGCAACTGTTGCACCTGCCTTCTTGTTGACAAGCTTTCGCATCTCAGCGATGGAAAGCTTTCCTGCCTTTGCCTTTGTTCTCTTAGGCATTTATTTCAGTGCTCGTGGTTGTCGGTCATAATGTTGTTGGCCTCGTCAAAAACGGGCTCGGTCTCTTCGACCTCAACATCCTCAACAACCTCCGGCTCAGCTTCCTCGGCTGGCTCGGCGACGACCTCGATGGTCTCAATGTTGCTTGTTCGATCTTCGTCGGTTGGCTCGGTGTTAATAAACATCATGCTTGTGACACCAGCAAAGACGGCAAAAACCGCAACCGCTACGAAGGCAACGTTCTTGTTGCTAAAATTATTCTCGTTTGTCATAAGTTCCTCCTTTAAAAAATGCGGGGCATCTGTAACCCATGCCCCCCTGCGGTTGGTTCAGGACTCAGGTGCCTGTCGAAACGCCAGTGTCCGCGCTGCCAGTGTCACCTGTCTCACCAGTGGAACCCGTGGGAACCGTGGTGGGGGGAGTTGTTGGAGGAGTCGTAGTCCCCGTTGGCTCCGTGGTGGTTGTCTCTGAACCGGTGTCGCCACTGTCCTCCTTGTCTGACCCGCAGCCAAGAAGTAGTAGTGCTCCCATCACGGAAACACATAAGCGACCAAATAGATTACTGAACATGAATAGTTTTCTCCTTTATGCACTCATCAAGTCATTAAAAGCGTTGTCAACGCTTGAAGTGGTGTTGTTACTGTCGTACTTCACAACATCCTCTCCAGCAGAGTCCTCGCCTGCAAGCCACTCGTCAAGCATGACCTGAATCTCCTGTGGAGTCTTCCGTGGGAAAAGCTCATCGAAATCAGGGATGCTGTCGAGCAACTCTGCGCATCGATCAGGGCCGCCAACTGCGTCATCGCAGAGAGGGCTTGAACGACGGCGTGGAGTAATGCCGGTCTGTGGGAAAGATGCTCCAGGCGGCTTTCCATAGGTAATAACGAGGTCAGTTCCTGACTCAACATCGGTAATGTCGCCATACTCGGGGTTGAGAACAAGCTGGAGAAGCTGCTCGTAAGCACGCTTTCCAAAACCCCAGATGCGAACACCCTTCTCCTCCTCACCTCGGACAAGAACGGGAGCAAAGAAACGCTGCTTTGCCATCAGATCCTTAGCCTGCTTGATGCTGGCCTCGTCACCTGCCTGGAAAAGCTGACGAACAAAGTCGTTAAGTGGGTCGTCAATGCCAAAGTTACGCTTCGGGCTGAGAAAACCAGGGTTCTTACCCAGGTTGTAGTGGAACCAAAACTCCTTAAATGGATCGCCATCAGGGGTTGGAACGATACGAATGGTCTGTTCACCATCCTCGGGACGCCAGAAGGGAGACTCCTTCTTACCGCCCTTGTTGTGAAGTGCGTCAAGCTTTGCACGCATCTTGTCAAGATTGATACCCATTTTTCTTTTCTCCTTGTTGTTTAAAGAAAGACTGGCAAATATCCCAGCCCTACTGGTTCTGTATCATTGGACTGTGGATCAAAAGGTATCCGTAGTCCGTCTCATAGTTGGTAGGAAAAACACCATAGGAAACTGTTTTTGTTTCATCAGTGATCTTTCCTGTCATTTGTGAAACGATGGTCTTATGTAAAGAACCATCCTCTCGCAACCTCTTGCCTCCAACACAATAAATGTAGCATGCTTCCCGTGGTGTGTCAAGTGAAAAGAATAACTTTTCTTCATCCTTTTCAAAGTCATAAATCCCAACTGTGGAGATTCGGCGGGTTTCTCCTGGCTCTTCTAGTCCGCCCATGACTGGTTCTTGGTTTTTGCACACATTTATCATGTGGAGAGTTGAAACGATGATCTCGTTCAACTTGTCATAATAGCCGATGATCGGAACTTCGCCAATAACGGCCTCAACTGCGTTGTTTGAAATAAGGTAAATGCGCTCTATTGCCCCTGACCTTGCGTATTGTTGGAGCACGTTAAATGTTACGCGCTCGTGTGTCTTTTTACGCTCGCTTAGGAGTGACCGGTCAGGCTGGATGTAGACGACGCTTATTCCTTTCTTGTCCTTTATTCCTTCCATTACTCGGAGAGACATACCAGAAATGTCCCCCGATCCACCTATTACAATGTAGCACGCTCCCTCTGCTGTGTCAAGGAATTTTTTGAGGTCAGGTGCATTTTGTTCGTACTGCTCTGGCCCTTGCTGCTTCTCTATAGTGTAGCTGTTCTCGCCTCGCCTGTCAAGGTCAATGTAGAAAGTTTTATACTGCGGGTATTTTGAAAAACACTCCGCAATAGCACAGCCAGCCTTTCCAAGACCAATGATGTTCATGGCGCAGCCTCCAACGCGGCCACGAGGGCGGCG